GTTATCAATGGTCATGTTACCAGTGAAAACAATTGGAGTTACATAACAATTTTGGTTTACTGGACGCATAGTTTCGCCTACTTCAAGCAAATCTTTTCCTAAATATCTTAAGAAAACGTGATTTGTGTTAATAAAGTACGCGTGAGAAGCAGGGCATTCAGGATCATAAAATACATCAGCATTTTTATACTTGTAGCTAGAAAAACCCAAAGCGCCAATAGATGGATCGTTAATTCTTTGAGCTGTTTGAAGTGAAGACTCAAAAAAAGAAAAGTATACGGAATCGCAGGCAATCAAATCAGGCAATTCACCAGCTTGAGCTTGGCAACGAGTCCAAAGAGTATTGAAAGCAGATTGGATGGTTGAAGAAGATGCAGTAACTGATTCTACTGAAAAATCATACAACTTGTTTTGCCATATTGAATAATTAGCACGATTAATTGCACCAACAGTTCCTGAAGTAGGAGCATCAGCAATTAAAAGTTGTAAACCACCAATTTCTTTACCGCCAGAACCAGTTCCATCCGCGTAAATTTGAGAACCAAGATAGTTTTTTAAAGATTCGATAAGAACTTTTTTCTTAGATTCAGCAAGATTGATAAAAGCCTCTTTGCCGCTGTTTTGTTTCATTTCCAAATCAGTCTTGAAAGGTCCTTTGTAGGCATATCTTTCAAGAGTGATTTTTTTAGGACAAAAGCTCTTGACCCATCCTTTCTCGAATTTTATACAGTAGTAGCCCGCACAGTATAAACTCTTAGAATCACTGCTCTTTGTGAAAAGAGGAAGTTTCTTGCGAATATCAAACATGGCATTGTGAGGCTCGGCACTGGTAGCGTAGCCATGAACTTCATTAGGTAGTGCTGTATCGGCTTCTTTAACAATCTTTACGATGAAAAACTTTTTACCAAACTGCTTGGTCAAGCTATCTTTGGTTTCATAAATCTTTACACCTGATTCGCTGCTCATAAAAAATCTTTGATCATCATCCTTTCTCAGAGTGGCAATCTTCTCACCGTTCTCTTCCACGATCCAAAATTTATTTGCGATTATGGGTTTTGCGTGTATGTCTGTCATCTCTATCTCCTGTGGTGTGATCATGCTGTCACAATCTCTGAGTTAGTGTATCTGGCATTGAGTGGTTCTGCATAACTCTGTGCCTGGTCAGCAATCTTTTTCAAATCCCATAGATTACAGAACTTGATTAATCTTATACCAACTTGACTGACATTCTTTTCAGAGGTAGTTGCTTCAGTAATGGTATTTCTAATTATCTCTTTGATATCATCGGGTTGATGACTTAGATCAATAAGTCGACGATTGCGTTCATAATCTTCTAACACTCTGTGTTCTTTGCCTTCGTGATCAGACCATCTCTGTAACATGAGATTATTCCACGCATATCCTTTGCTGCTACGATCTTCGAACGCTTCAGTAAGACCCACTTTTTTGCTTGTGCCTTTAGTACGTACACCCGGATACGCTGAGAAGACATTATCACTGGTATCACCACGCATGCATTTTTCAAACAACAGCCATTCTGGATTAGGGGCTGGCTTGGGTTCTTGTGTTTTCTTGTCAATGATTGGCTTGCCTTTGTCATCAAATATTCCTTGGTGCGTGATAACATGTTCCATGACACCGTTGTATTGCGTGACATTGGGTGCGATCAATTGAACAAAGTCTGTGTCTGTGCTAATGATCACATGTTTGTCATTTGGATGTGTCTGTATCCAACCAGCAATTAAATCATCTGCTTCTAATTGCGGATTTTGCAGCACAGTACAGTTGGTCTTTTCTGCGATAAAGTCTTTGAACGTATCAAATGCTTCCCAGAAGATTTTTTCTTCATCTTGTTCTTTTTCTGTATGTGCGGCACGAGCATCTGAACGATTACGCTTGTAAGGAGCATAGTAGTCCTTGCGCCAGCTACGTCCCTCTAAACAGAAAATAACATGGCTACCTTCGAACTGCTGCCATGCTTTGCGAATACTGTTTAATGTGATGTGGAATGCCATGCCTAGTTTGATATCAGCGTCACCGTTGATAACGTGTCTTGCACGAAAAAATGTGTTTGCTGTATCAACTAAGATATATGTCATAGATTATCTTTCTTCACTGTTTTAATATCAATCACACCTGTGTTTACAGGACCGCCAAAATCACCATCAACTACAACATTGGCACACAGCTCACGGAACCAACGATCTATAATTTCTTCGTCCTTGTCACCGTCCTCACCGTATCCCTCTTGCTTTAATTTTAACACAAAAAGGTCGTTCCAGTCAAGCTCAAAAAAGCCATTACGCACATTATCTTTGTTGACATGCGTTTCAATTACGCCAACCCAGGGTTCTTTTTTACGTGTTGCACGTTCTTTTGGTGATAGTTTGGCCTGCGTTTCTGCTTCGGTGGCACGTTCAGCAGCTTCGGTGGCTGCTTTGGCTGTTTCGGAGGCGTGTGCTGCGATACTTATAGATCGTTCTGCTTCTGCTCTGATCTTGTCAATACCAAATAACTTTTCAATCCATTTATTCATTATGTTCCCCATTCATTTTTAAACAGTGGTACCTGCAGTCTATCACTGTATCTAAGTCCGTGTTTCATTGCTAATTCTGCTACACGACGGTTATTTAGTGTGTATACACTTTCGACTCCGCCCACAGGCATGAGATAAACATTACCAGTGAACCCCTCTGCACGATAGATATCCACAGCTTCTAGAGCTTCTTCTGCATCATCTTCAGTGGCTACTACTAACTTGAGATATACATGTCCAGCTTCTTGATATTCACAGACAACATCTGGCTTTATGGCTTCACTGGGCTGTTCGCCTGAACAACTGAGTTTGGCACTGACCGAGAATGTAACTTCTCTAGAAAGAAATGGCGGATTTTGACCCCACTCTTGTAAAAACGTTTTAAATTCTGGAGTGAGTTTTTGAGTACCGTTGGTTTCGAAAGTAATTTCTTTAAGTTTAAGCATGCTAGGATGACTTAGCAAGTCTGGATAAGCACGTTGCCAACCTAACAACGGTTCCCCGCCTGTGATGACCAAGTGCTCATCTTCCCAACGCTTGTAGGGTAATATTTCCATGATGCGTTCTGCGATGGCACTGGTTGTTAGCATGGGTGAAAGATCTTTGAATCTAGGATCCCACGATGCATAGCTGTCACAACCCGTGCTTACTAACGGAAGTTCGTTATAAGTTTTGAACTCTGTGATACGTTGTGCTATGGCTTCTACCTCTACACTGGATTCACCTTTGTTCATTCCAAACCCTGCACATTTGAAGTTGCAGCCAAATGTGCGCAAGAACACAGAAGGTACACCCATGTAGCGTCCTTCACCTTGTATGCTGTAAAACAGCTCTGCTATTTTAATTTTGCTCATTGTTTATTATACCTTTATGTATGAAATTTGTCAAGTCCTCTTTGACCAAACTCCAGGTGCCGTCATAGTTGTCGATCCAATTTAAACAATCGCCTTCTTTCCACCCAGCAGCATCAAGTAGATCTTGCGGCAACGACAGTATGCCATCTTCTTCAACAGTTACAGTCCATGACTTCACGTTGTGTATCCCATATTATTGGGATTTCTTTTACGTTCTTCATCTAGTTTTTCTTTGATCATTTTTCTGCACTCTACTCTAACCTGAGGAGGGATATCTGGATGAAAATCTAAGTCTCTACAATTATAGTATCTACCGGGTGGTTCTCCCCAGTTGTTGATAGCAATTAAAAAAACTGCTATAAACGCTGCAATGACTATCAAGATATTTTTCATATATAGTCGCTGACTAGTAGTTGGCATATGAGTCCTTGGTGATCGTCGTCAAATACAAAATTCATATAGGTATCGGTTAACTCTGTGGTGTACTTGTTGCCAGGCAACCCGAACCGTTCTACGATGGATATGGTGATTTCATCCCAAACGGGAATACTACCGGCTTTGGGACTCCACGGTACATGTACAGTTACCATTTTCTATAGTTGCCTCTTTCTGGAATAACATGTCGAACTCCGCCTGTGGGATCTTCCATGTCACCTTTGCGTCTGGGAATCAAATGAACGTGCGGATAAGGCACAGTTTGCCCGGCTGCTGCTCCCCAATTCATTCCAATGTTGAACCCGTCCCATTCGCCACTGTTGACTTTTTCTTGACCAAGCCTAAGTGCATCAGCAAAACAATCTTCAATAACACCTACGGCTGAATATTTAGGCACAAACAACAAATGTCCTTCTGTCACAGGATACCTGTCTTTAAAAATAGCAACATGAAAGTCGTCTTGTACAACATCGTCCCACGGTGCTTGCCCTGCATCACGTGCATCGTCTAATGAATAGTGTAGGTTCATCGTTTATACTCCTGCTTTTCTTTGGGGAGATCATCTTCTCGAATAACAAACTCACGGCCGCCTAGACTGCCCACAAATGCTCGTGTACGTTCAGCATAAGCTAATCGAAGTTTAATAGTTTGAAATGCTACTTCTAAAAATGCTTTGGGCTTGTAACCTAGTACGTGCATGTCAAAATCTTTACCAGCATCTGTACAATGTACTTTAATTTTGGAATCAATCATTTCATCCACCAATCTTCCCAGGGAAAGTCAATCCATACATCTTTTTCTGCTTTATTAATCTCTAGACCGACATAGTCCATCTTAACATTGCACTTGCTGGCGAGATTATCTACTAGCACGGCAAATTTAACGTTGTTGTTCCACACTTCTTCCCAGGCCGGATCATCTGGAAAGCAACCGCTTGGCCAATCCTGCATGATCCAATTGAGTGTGGTGCCTTGATCGTTGATGTCATCTACAATTAGAATGTTTTTAAAAGTGGTATCACTATCAGCTGCACGATCCTTGGATAGTGGACCTAGTGCATCCTCTGCCATCCAAAGATTACTTTCAGGCCCAATATCTCCGTCACGCAGACTTACATTC